AGGGTGGAATGATTGTATTGATGCCGCCACACCAGTTACCCGGTATACAAGGAATACAGGCACTTATGGTGGAAGCACTGTCCATTATATTTTGCAATATGGACAGTATACCAATGTAGGAGCAAATTGGTACAAAACAGCATCGGCAAACGCATATCTATTACCAGACCCGAAATAACAAGGAGGTTTACTATGGACAATAATCAGGAAGTAAATATCACCGATAAAAGAACGTTAGGAAAGATGCTTGAATGTCTTAATAACGCTAAAACAAGTATCGGTTCTATCGAAATGAAGGCAACCATGAATAATATTACTGCGGTTTCGGATGCAATCAGTATGATTCAGATTGTAGGTAATACGATTATTGCCGAACTTCAGAAGCCTGATAAGGAGGAAAAAACCGATGGAACAAAGCCTGACGTTCAATGATGGGACGATATGCAAAGATAGTCACGCTATGGAAAGCGGGAACGGATTATATCTTTATTTCGGCGGCGGTATATCCATGATGGATGTTCTTCTTCTTCTTTCGGATAGTAATAAAACTTCCCGGATTCAGTATACCTATTGGAAAGCTGAACTTGTTTTTGAGGGCTATACAAAGCCGGTAATGATTAACGATGAGGGAACCGCTATAACAGCTATGTTAGTAAAGGACGGTGCGAACGATGGCGAACATAATTAAACGTATATGGAATCAAAACCGGATGGTTCAGATTGAGGATTTGAAAGGAATGACCTTCCAAGCGGAACAGGCGGGGCATACCTTCCAGATTTCCGGTATTGACGATGAAGGAAACACGGTTGTTCTGACCGGGACTCCTTCTGGCGTTTTACTCCGTCCGGATAATACGGATGTTGCGCTGACCTGCTCCGTTTCCGGCGGCGTAGTTTCCGCAACGCTCCCGGCAAACTGCTATGACGTTCCCGGGCGGTTCGGTCTGACAATCTTTATTACCTCCGGAAGTTCAAAAACGGCGATTTATGCCGCCGTTGGTACCGTCACCCGGGCTTCCTCCGGCACGGCGGCTCCCGGTACAACCCAAAGCGTGGTTGACCTTATCAACGCCATAAATGCGGCGGTTAACAGTATCCCGGCAAGCTATTCCGCACTTCTGGCTGATATCGCTCCTACATACTCCAATTCTGCCCTGTACAGTGTCGGTCAGTATACGTGGTATGACGGCGATCTGAAGCGGTGCATTGTCCCGATTACCACTGCCGAAAGCTACACCGCCGCCCACTGGACGAGTGCTGTTTTGGGGCAGGACGTTTCTGACTTAAAGAGCGCTATTAGCGATAGTAATGGAAACCTTATTTGGTCTAAATCATTAGAAAAAGGCATTACAGAAATCAGCGAGCAGACATATAACCTTGTAACGGGTGTCATGCTCAATACGGGTATGGAATCAGACGGGAGTCTGACACCAAACAATGCAAAAGACATTTATAAAGCGCCTATTGTAAGCGGTAAAAAGTATACAGTAAACACAGATGAAACAATGCTTATCTGTTCGTTCTATACAGGTGATCCATTCGCTCCGGGTGCAAAAGATTATAGCGAAAGATGGCTTACGCAGTATTCAAAAACAGTAGAAGCACCGATTACAGGATATATCGCATTTAGGACACTGGCTGGGTATCAGTATGCACAGATTGTAGAAGGCACTACAAATAAACCATATGTATATCCAAGAATTGCAAAGGATACAATTGCAAGGGAATCAATCGAAACTGTTAATGATAAATGCAATAATATTCAAGAAGAAACAAATCATATAAAAAGCGTAACAATAGAAACGGAAGTAAGCAAAAACAAGTATAATGCGGTTAACGGCAGCTTTGGTGACAGTAATATAAAGCTTACTTGTGATAATCAAACGTATAAAGTTGAACGTTTGAACACAATTACTGACGGGGCAACGCTTAAGGTAGGAGAATTTACCCTTCCTGCCGGTACTTATACATTGTCTGTTCAGAATATTAACTGGGTTAAGGCACAAAAAGGATGGCTTGGATACTCCTATCTTCGGTATACAGATAATCCTTCTGTTGCTGTTTGCAGTAATGCGGAGATCGGAAGTGCTGTTTATAATTCAGCAACGTTTACACTTGATGAGGAAGCAACCATAGATTCGATGGTCATTATTGCCAAATCTGGAATGTATAACACAATGGATTTCATTCCTCAATGGAATATACAAATTGAATCTGGATCTTCCGTCACAAAATGGGTTGAATATTTGTATGAAGAATATCCTGCTTTATATGACGATCTGGAAGAAAGCAATAAAGAAGTAGACACACGGACAAGGGATTACATACTCAATAAAAACAAACGTTTTGATGAAGAATCTCACGCTGAAAGTGTGTTTAATTATCTTCGCAAAATTAAAAATGAAGGTGAATCTATTCCCGTTGTCATTCCAACACAGGCGGCAGAAATTGAAGATGGAACAATAAGAGTTGCACTTCATAAACACGCACAGGAAGGAACAGAGATATGGAATGAATTGTTCTCAACAGACTTTGAAGAAGATTTTTCCAATGTGCGTTTTACAGACGGAGAAGGCAACGAATTACCGTATGTTATCCTTTCACACGGTAATTATGATTTTGTTAAAGATAGCAATCTCGCAAACGCAGAAAACGGAATGTTCGTGCTGTCTGATGGAACTCTTGTAACAACCAAAAATGTCAGAGCGGCATACAGTACGGATAACGGTGCTACATGGAGTAATCTTGGCACTGCTGATATTCCAGCAATCGTTCGCTTTGTGGATTCAAACGATAATGTCTATGTGGAAAATATGACATTCCAAATCGTTAAACTTTCTGAATCTTCAAGCTATAACACCGGGACGGTTGTACTTGATCTGTCTGCTACTCAAAGTCATGTATACACGCTTGGCTGTGCAGAAGATGACAACGGTAATATTTATATGGGGCAATATCAGTCGGCTTTTGATGCCGCAATATACCGTTCTACGGATGGTGGAAATACGTTCACAAAAGTTTACGAAAACACGAATGTTCAGCACGTTCACCACATTACCGTAAATCATACCGTAACACCGAATGAAATATGGGCAGGATTGGACTGCTCAACAACATATTATGGCCCTGTGACGATTGTAAGCAGAGATGGCGGCACAACATGGACAGAAGTTGATGTTCCGTATCGAAACAGAGATTACGCTTATCTGTTCTTCAAAGATAATTATATGCTTGGTGGTGGTGAATCCAATATTCTTGGTGGGCCGACCGCATATAAGGCAACGAAGTTATCAGACGGCAAAACGCATTATGATACGATCATCGAAACAGCACAGGGTGTAAGAAGCATAAACTCGCCAAAGGACGGTATCATATGTGTTGGTGGGTGCAGTGGCGGTACAAATCTTACCGAACAGATTTATGTTTCGTATGATGATGCTTGCACATTCAAAACTGCGTTTATGAATGACATGGAAGATGTTGAAACAGCATCAGCAGGAAGTGGATGCCGTTGGTTCACTCCGTACATGATACCAAGAGGAGCATCAGAAGCGCAAATGATCGGATCTGGTTTTGACAGAAGGTACGGACTCCGGTGCTTCTTTGGTGGCGAAAGACATTATGCCGTTGCTGAAGTAAAAGTGGGAAATGTTACAACCGCAGGGAAAACGATTTACTGCAAAACAGGATATGCAATAAGCGTTTCAAATATAGAGGAAGTATCAAAAGAACCTTCCAATCTTATCTATGAATTGAAAACGGATGGCGAGAAGATTATTACAACCACAGGAAACGCAGGTGAAAAGCATATTACATTTGAAGAAGTTGATACTGTTGGTTATGGAGAAACAATACCTACAAAGACAAAGGACTTCTTCGGAATCAAGTTTGACGGTAAAATTGCTCTTCCGAATCTGAATTTCAGTTCGATTAAAAACAAGACAATTTCAATGACATTAAAACAGGCAGATCGCAAAACGGCAGAAGATTCGTTTGGGACGGAATTATATGTTATTGATTCGGAAGATTTTTCCATTTACTTGAAGTTGGTTCATAAGTTAAGCAATTCCGGTGTTGGAATCTTTGTAAAGTATGGAGATGAAACCGTAAATGTTGTTGTGCCGGATACGTTCTGGCATAGTTATGAGCTTTACAGAACAATAACGTTGACATTCTCAAATGATGCACTTCCGACAATGAAGATCTATGTGGATGAAGAGAGAAAACTTCCACAGTATCAGGATGCCACGTTTGGCGCATGGGACAGTACGGTAAATCTAAAGAACGAAACAGTATACCTTGGCTATAACGGAAACGCAGACGGAAAAGAAACATGGAAGTCTGGCATATCTTCTATCCGGGTATATGACGGATGCCTTTCTCATGCGGAAATCGTAAGTGCATTGACCGGAAAAACAATGGTTAAATAACTTATTGTGTTTATTAAAGTGACCTTAAAGCGGGAGGCATCACATGACAACAAAGAAGAAAAACGCATTATTTGGTCGGTATCCATGCTGTGATTTGGTGAATAATGCGATTCGCTTTATTCTTGAAGGTAAAACAGATGAAGCGATTGAAGAATTATGGTTTGCAATTCATCAAGCAGGCGGTTATGTTCATGATGATATTGCAGTAAAAGCAATCGAAGCCAAAGACAGAGTATGGGCAAAACGGAAATCGTAACTAAAATGAACAATTAGGAGTATTGCGAATGGAGTAGTTATGGCAGAGTTAGATAAAGTGACCTTTAAGTCAGAACCGGATATCTGAAAACGGGGCGGGTTTTCCCGTCCCAAACTTATTTTTGGGGGTGAGGTTTAATGCCAACAACGATTGAAAAATATGTAGCAGGATGCAAGGAAATCGTGGATGCCAAACCGGCGTACAAAAAAGGTGCCAGTAGCCTTACGGAGTGCGATTGCATAGGAATGGACAAATATTCCTTTCAGAAGAATGGCGTGAAGTTTTCCACCAGCGGCACGAATTACTCTGCCAGGAATCAGGTTAATAATCTCCGTGTCCTTCATTCCGCTTCTGATCTCTCCGTTGGTGATATCGTCTTTAAGGCGAGGGAACCCGGGGAGAGCGGATATGACCTCCCGGCAAAATATCAACCCGGCGGGGCGCAGTATAACGGGGATTTGCGGGACTATTACCATATTGGAACCGTTGAGAGCGTTTTCCCGCTCCGGATTATCCACATGACCAGCCCAACAGCAAAGACGGATACCAAGATTGGGAAGTGGGGGTTTGTCGCAGAGTGGAAAAAGGAATATATCAGTGACAGCCCTTCACCGGCTCCGGAACCCTCCCCAGAACCGGAGCCGCAACCCGAACCGGAACCGGAACCCGCCAAAATGACCGCTGTTGTTTTTGCCCCAACCGGCACCACTGTGAATATGCGATCTTCCCCGAAGGTTACAGCACCTTTGATTGAGCGGGTTCCAATCGGGGAAACGGTGGATGTGCTGGAAAAGGGCGATGAATGGAGCCGGGTCAAGTGGAAGTGGTATAAAGGTTATATGAAAAGCCGGTTCCTGATCTTTGAGGACACTCCCCAGAATTGGTACACCGTCACAATCTCTGGCCTGACGAAAGAGCAGGCTGACGGATTGTGCAGTGAATATCCTAATGCTGAAGTCACGGTTGGCTGAAAGGGGGTGAAAGAGTTGGAAACAAGCACGATTATTGCTCTGGGTGCCTTACTGGTTTCACTGGTCGGTCTGTTCCTTAACGGAAGGAAGGATACCAGGCACGATGCGGCGGCGAACGCAATCATTCAGACCAAACTGGATTCCCTGATAACCGGCGTGGACGATATCCGGGTGGAAATGCGAACGATGCGGGACACTATCGGGGATCACGGAGAACGGCTTGCCCGGGTTGAAGCACGGGCGCAAAGCAACACACACAGGTTGGATGTTCTGGAAGGAAAGAAAGGAGAATGAAGATGTTTGATTGGAAAAGTTGGCTCAAGGCGGCTCTGATCCGGGCGGTTCGGACTTTTGCTGAATCTGCGCTGGCGTACATCGGAACCGGGGCGGTTGTCCTGGGTGATGTAAACTGGCTGGGTGTCCTTTCCGCTGGCGGGTTCGGATTCGTCACTGCGATCCTGCTTGCGCTGGCAACCGGACTTCCTGAAGCGAAACCGCCCGAAGAGGCATGACCTCGGCGCGGCTCTCCTCCGGCGGCGCGTTCCCCTGTACGCCCGGTTATTCTTTTTTCTTCAGCCGGTAACGGATTCAAGGGGAACTATTCTGAACCTCGTTTGAACCTCAAAAAGGTTCATTTATTCCCTTTTTACCCTGTCTGTCAGGAAAAAGAAGAAGCCCGGAGTGTTGAAACTCCGGGCTTTTTTCTGCTCCCCAGGTAGGGCTCGAACCTACAACCCTTCGGTTAACAGGTGAACGGTTGCATTTTTTGCAACTGCTTATATTTCAACCGTCCTACGGTTTGTTCTGTTCCGGCTGAACCTCGTTCTGAACCTGATTCCATTGTTTTTCGACCTTTTCACGCTCTGTTTGTTCCCGGTCTGCTGATACTGAATCATATACCTTGAGAATCATTTTTGCGTCCGAGTGGCCCATCCAGCGGCGGCAGGTGTTAATATCAACTCCGTTATCCCGGCAGAAAGCGCAAAAGGCGTGGCGCAGGGTGTAAGGAACAATATCAAAGTCAATCCATGCCGGGAGTTCCCCGGCTTCTTTTTTTGTTTTCTGGTCCTTTGTTTTGCCGTACCATCTCTTGCTGATCCCGTTGATAGCGGTTTCCATGCAATGGATGTAAGACTGCCAGCCGGTTTTCCATGTCTGGATCGTGACCGGCTTTCCGTGTGCTGATGTGATAAGCATCCCTGTCCGGCCCTGTAAGGCCGTTTTTAGCGGCGGGAATAACGGGATAGTCCTTTTACTCCATCCCGTTTTCATATCGCCTGTAATGGCGTATTTTGTGCCGTTTACGTGGGCGGTTTCCTGTACGGTGATAATGCCCTTTTCAAAGTCGATATCCCGGTCAATGTTCAGTGCTTTGCATTCCTGCGGCCTGAGCCCGGCGTATAACATCGCCATGACCGCCGGGTGCATCCGGTGATCCGTGCAGAGCGTTTCGATGTATTCCCGCTGTTTTGCGGTCAGTATTCTTTCCTTCGGCTTTTTCCCTTTGCCCGGTTTGGCTGTTTTGTCCCGGGCCGGGTTCGATATGATCAGCTTGTCAGCCTGCGCAGAATCAAACAATGCGCAGAAAAGCTGCTTTGCTGACCTGATGTAAGAATTGGATAATCCCCGATATTCTGTTGCGTAAACCTGTTTCAGGTCCGAAGGAATGACTTCGGCAAGCGGTTTATCTCCGATGCAGTCAATCAGATGCTGAAGGTGGATCGCAAGCCCGGTGTACGTGGAATCAGCGACAGACGGGTAACTCCGTTTTAGCCAGGGCAGGGCATATTCGCTGACCGTTGACCGGCTGGAAAAACCTTTCTGCGATGATAGCTTATACTCATTCCTTGCGGCGAAGGCTTCTTCCGGGGTGGCTCCGTAAAATTGCAGGCCATGGTAAACGCACCTGTACCGCCCGTCCTTCCTGCGCTTCAGGGTCGGCTTTTTCTCACGAGGCATAAGTCAATTATCCTGCCACTGCACCTTTTTTGAGTGCGCTGTTTTCAAGCATGGTCAGGGCGGCTTCCCGGATCGTGTTTTCAGCATCCCGGAAAGCCGTTATCAATCTATATTCGATATCGCTTAACTTTACGTATTCATCCCGTGTGCTTTTTCCGATCAGCGAATCAATCGAAACACCGAAGGCTTCAGAAATGGATCGCAACTGGTTTGAGTTCGGGCTGATGATCCCATGTTCCCACTGGCTGACGGTTCCCTGCGTAACGCCGACCTTTTTCGCAAACTCGGCTTGAGTGAGGTAATGCCGCTTCCGAAGATTGCGGATAATATCATCCATTTTTTTGACCTCCTTTTGTGGTAATTATAATTTATCCAATATTTTTTTCAATATTTTATTGGAAAACTATTGACAATATTGGAAATATAATATATAATGAATACATCAAATGAAGGAGGTCACCAAACCATGATGATGAGCGAGTTTATCGAAAGAACCGGAGTTGAACCCAGCTACGAGGAATACCACTACATCGAGGAAAGCTATTACGAGTTCGATGGAAACAAAGATGAGTTCTGCAAAGCATGGCTGAATGATAAGCGGGACGGACATTGGGATAAGGAGCTGAAACTTCGGATGGCCCTGACCGAACGGGAAACCGAGTATGCAAAGAAGATTGCCGAGATGGAAGAAACGCTGAACTTCTACAGGCCGTACTTCGACAGTTCCCGGCAGTTTGCGAAACAGCTTGAAGAAGCCAACGAAAAGCTGGAGCGGCTCGAAAGAGTATTCCGAAGGGTATTCGATGAGAAGCAATCCTGATCCCGGCAGACGGCACCCGGAACTCCCGGATGCAGTAGCCGGTACCAGACCGGAGAAAGGAAGGACTGACAATGAGCATGAAGGAACGGTTGGAGATTCACCGCCAGATTGAGCGGGAGAACGAACGGAAACTGAAAGAGTGGAAGGAGGGACGCACCAATGGCAATTATCATTAACGCAAACCGGGAAGGTTACGGAACCGACCAAATCAGAAACACGATGACCGTTGGCGAACTGATTGACGCACTCAGCGATTTCGATGAAGACACCCCGGTTTATATCGGGAATGACCGGAAGTCATACGGCTGGTATACCTACGGCGGCATCACGATACGGGACATAGAAGAAACTGACGGGGAGGACGAAGAAGATGACGAACGGTGAAATCATCATGCGGGAATCGCTGGAACTTATGAAACAGGGAGTGCTTAAATCAACGGGGCGGGTATTCGTACAGGAACTGCCGGACGGGTCCAAGGTAGAACTCCCGGAGCCGGAACCTATCCACACATACAACGGCTGGAAGGATTTGGGATATCAGGTCAAGAAGGGCGAACACGCCAAGGCAACGTTCCCGGTCTGGAAGTGGAAGGGACAGAAGAACGAGGAAACCGGGGAGGAAGAAGGGGGAACCTGTTACCAGCGGAAAGCGTTCTGGTTCACGTTCGATCAGGTGGAAAAGGTTAGCTGATAAATACGCCCTGCCGGGTGGCATTGTAACCCGGCAGAAAGGATTAAATAATGGGAGTTGCAATACAATTAACTGAAGGCTATGGAATTGCGTTTAATGAATGCGAGCATATTGTAACCGATGACGATATTATTATTAAGTTTCCGCAGAAACTTAAACCCGGCAAATTGCTTCTTGTCGAAGCCGGTGATGATGGAATGATGATTCCGTTTATTTTATTTGACGGAGCAGAAAATGCTGTTATCTGTCTTGGATTTTATGCTCGTACTGATAAAGGTTTCCTTAAACTTGATCTTTCGTCCCTGCCTCATACTTTATCCGAGATCATTGCATCTGGCGGTGTTACTGCGAAATATTCCGAGCCAGATATAGATATGTCAGAATATGAAAAGGAGGATTCCGATGCAGATAATCCTGAATAACGGTAAGCTGACCCAGCTTTTCCCCGGCAACGGCTTTCTGCTAAACGGTCAGGCTTTCGTCTATGAGAAGTACGAAAACGGGAACTGCGTGATTCGGGACACGAAGAAGAAAAACCAGATTTACGTATACGGCTATGAAGGGCTGAAACGGACGGTCATGCAGTTCGGGTATGAATTGATGAAGGAGGAAGAACAGGATGCGTAAATACAGTTCTGATAGCAGGAAATGCGGCATCCGTGGTCGCAGGAAGAAAAAGCCGAATATTGGCGAACCGGGAACCTATAAAGTCTGCTTCATTGACGGGTATGACCTGAAATGGAAGGTGTTCACCTGCCAAGCACAAAACCGGGTGGAAGCAATCAATATGACGCGTGAACTGTTCGGTGCGAACTTTGACCATCAGATTACGGATGTTTTCCGGATTGAGGATCAGCAGCAGTAAACCGAGCCGGGGCGGTATATCCCCGGTATTATATCCTGATTGAATATTGGAAAACTATTGACAATATTTGAATATTTCATATAATATTATTAGACATCAAATGAAAGGAGCTGATTCCAATAAACCTGATCAAGAAACTCCGGGTCATGAAAGAAATGACCCAAACGCAGGTTGCGGAAGCCTGCGGCGTAACGCAGGGAACGGTGGTCGGCTGGGAAAAAGGGACGTGCTTTCCGAAAGCGGATAAACTTCCGACGGTCGCCCAGGTTCTCGGCTGTGACTGCGAAACGCTGATTCAGGCAGCGGTTGAACGGAAAGCACGAAAGGCGGGTTGAGCATGGAACGGTTGCTGAAGGTCAGCGATATTTCCGAGCGGTACGGCTGCACGGCGAAAACCGCCCGGAAATATCTGCGCCAAATGTTCCATTATGAAAACCCGCTGGCCGCGCCGCAATGGGCCTTTGATGAATGGGAACAGAGCCGGGAAAGAATGCCGGACGGAATAACCGGGGCAAGGTACGTTGACATTCTGAACCGCAAAGAACACGGGCGAGTGATCGTTCCGAGAAAGAGGGACTGACTATGAAATTAAAAGAGTTTGAAGCGATCCTTGATGAAGCGTTGAAGGAGTGCCAGTATGAAATTCCCGAAGACGCAAACACAATCAGTTCAATGCTTGATAAGGCGTGGAACAGAGGAGCATTTGCAATGCTTCATTCCGCAATCCTTACCTTCATAAAGAAATCGAAAGAAGAGGCGTGTTAAGAAATGACACAGATTGCTGATGCACCGTACATCCGGGATGCTGAAATGAACGGCGTTGGATACCATGAACAGACCGAAAAAGAATACCGGAGTGAGACCTATAGGAAGTCCGTTGTTGAAGGGCTGAAGAAAGCCCGTGACCTGATCCAGCAGGCGCAGGCGTTCCTTGAAGGGTTACCGGACGGCACGGTGTGGAAGGATGAAATCGCTGATGCTGCCGATAAGGCCTCCGACTTCGGTTTCACTCTGGACAGCTTTGCAGATGAAGTAGAAAGGTGGTGAAAGCATGAGAAAGATTCTGATGTGGCTGTCGATCCTGACGGCGGTCGCCCTGGCGGTTCTGAATCTGGTTTATCCCTTCGGACCGGAACCGGACATTGTTTGTCCGATGGCAAACAGGAATATTCAATGGGAATACGCAGGAAAATAAAAAGCCCCGTGACGGTCTTAAGGACTCGCAAATCACGGGAGGGCAACTTGAAGGACTGACAACAAACTACCCGGAGACATTGTAACACATCGTTCTCCGGGGCGCAAGTGAAAGGAGAATTTAAAAATGAATTTTGAGGATATTTCCAGAGTTAACAGCGAGATCAGTATGATCGACCTGAAAGGTAAAGATTACGCTATGGTTCCCGAACGCGTAACAGCTTTCCGCAAACTGTTTCCGGAAGGGTTTATCAAGACCGAGATCGTCAGTCATGACGGCACAACGGTTGTTATGCAGGCTGTTGCCGGATATTACGAAAACGGCGTTCCGATCATCCTTGGCTCCGGGCTGGCGCAGGAAACGAAAGGCTATGGGATGGTCAATAAGACTTCCTACATTGAGAACTGCGAAACGTCTGCTGTTGGTCGGGCGCTGGGAATGATTGGCCTTGGTATCAACGGCGGCGGTATTTGTTCAGCCGAAGAACTGGCGAATGCAGTGACCGCACAAAAGCAGATGAAGGAAGTGGAAAATGCGTACTGCAACCCACCGATGCCGGAAAACGGTCCTGTTGGCAAGACCAATAAACTCCCGGAGAAAGCTCAAAACACAGATAAAACGGTCGGTGATGCTTTCGGAGCCTGTATGACTGAGTTCATGGAACGGTTTGAAATCACCGACAGCCAGGAAGCCCTGAAGAAATTCAATGAACTGCGTGAAAAACTGTTCAAGGCCGGAGTTGTTAAGAATATCGGCAAGATGAAGACTGCAAAGGAAGTGGATGACACCTTTGATGCGATCTACAAGAACTGCAATCCGGGTGATGCGGCATGATTGGCAAGCTGAAAGAATCCTTGCCGTTATCGGGTGGTGAATGGCTGGTGTCCTTCACCACCCGGGATAACCCCGGGCAGATGTTCGACGATCTGAAAGACGTTGCGGTAAAGGTCGATATCAAGAAGGCAAGCAAGCACCGCAGCCTTTCAGCGAACAATTACGCATGGGTGCTGATTGACAAGATCGCAGAGGTTACCGGAAAGACGGTGACAGAGGTTTATCAGAATGCGATCCGCGAAATCGGCGGGGTTAGTGAATATTACGGGATGAAGGAAGTCGCCTATGAAAGTTTCTGCGAAATCTGGACGAAAGATCATCTGGGCCGACAGGTGGAGATCATCCCCGGTTCGGCGAAACCGGGCTGGATTAACGTCCGGGCCTGGAAGGGCAGTTCTGATTTTGATTCTGCGCAGATGGCGCGATTGATCGACAGCCTGATCCAGGACGCAGAAGCGCAGGGCATCCCGACGGTGCCCGATGAAGAAGTTGAAAGGATGGTCAGCAGATGGGGAAAACCAGCAAAAGCATTATGCAGCAAGGCGAACCCCGCTGCTACTTCTGCGGCCGACGGGTAAACCTTGAAAGGCATCATGTACTCGGCGGTGTCGCAAACAGGCCGCTTTCAGAAAAGTTTGGGTTATGGGTTTGGTGCTGTGATTATCATCACCTCGATCCGAAGGAAGGCGTTCAGTATAACCGGGCGAAGGCTGACAGCCTGAAACGGCTGGCCCAGATTGCTTTTGAAGCCAGACACAGCCACGAAGAATGGATGCAGACTTTTCGGAAAAATTATTTGTGATGGAGGACTGATAAAATGGTTTTTGACAGAAAGTATAACTCAAAAGGCGAGCTTATCAGTGAAAGAACGTTTAACACGGTTTCTGATGCTTCGGCTTTTTACAATAGCCTGAAGGACCCGGATGCGGAAGAATCTCCTGCTGATGGCTGCTGGAACTGCATGAACTTCGACTGGAAGCATGAAGCCTGTACGTTGAACTGGAATAACCTTGATGAATCCTATTATAACCCCGAAACGGATGACCGGGAGTTGACCGACCATTGCGAAGCCTGGGAAGAATACCCTGATGCTGACCCTGAATACCTAAACTGCGGAGGTAAT